CGAAAAAAATACATTTTGTTCTTGGACAGCGGATTTTTCTTGCAGTCCTTGGCAAGCATTTCCGCAAACTCTCCGTCGCCCATATCGTTGGTGATTTGAAACTTGATATTCTTGGCCGATTCCCGTTTGCGCAATTCATTGAAATATTCGGCGTAGGATTCATTTTCCTTTTGGGCCAATTCCTCCGCCTCTTTTTCAGATTGAAAGGCCTCGGCATATTCGCGTTCAAAATCGTATTGCTCTTGGTCTTCTTCCAACATATTCGATACACTTTTGTACAAACTTTCGAGCGGGTTCTCCTCGATTGAGACTTGCGGTGTTGTCTCGTGAATCGGAATGCGAACCATAAGAGAGTTGTCATTCAAGATGGTTACACTGTTCTGTTCCATTTTTTCGGGAAGGGTGCGTAAAACAAGATCGGAATTGATCAATGTTTTGCCATTGTTGTGCAATGATAATTTTGTGAGATCGTGGGTTTCAAATTCATATCCAATACTCAATATTTTTTTGAATACGGGGTGAGCTTCTAAACTTCCGCCTAAAAGCATTATTGTATACTATATTCTGATACATTTTCCGTTTATTGTTATATATTGTAATCGATTACAATATATTTATCCACGAATAGAGATTTATCCACGAATAGAGATTAACTGGGTGGTAAGGGAGCCAAACATAACTTGATCTCGCCCAAGGATGCGACATCATATTTGACAATCAATGGCAAATCATTGCCCAAATACATCTCCAAATGACTGCATAGGGGTGTGCACTTTATAAAATGGGTCAAGCTCTTCAGAGAAAACTCGCCCTGGATCACGACCGAAGCATCGGGTTTTTGGATAAACTCCATCTTTCCGTCCGATTCCGAACGGAAAATCTGGGAACTCGCAAAATTACCCTCGCACGAAAAAATCAGGTCATTGCCCACCGATTTGATCTCGATGCGATCTGAAATGCCATTGAGATCGCGAATAATCTTTTGAAAGTCCGCGGTGGGCAAATTGATCACCGTAGAATACTCCACATCGGGGACCATCAGTTCCTCCGTATCGGGCTCAATCAATCGGAGCTTTTGGCTATAGCACTGTTTGATGTCTCCATTGTCATATTGCAATCCTAAATGCGATACAATACCGTCGTGATAGTCAGCATTATCAATGTACATCGAAAGGGTATCATCGTTGGACATCGTGGAAATCACCTTGAACAAATGCATCGTATTCGCACAAACAATAATCTTGTCGGGAATGCAATTGTATTTTTCGAAACGGTGGGCGTGCAAAATAACATTCACCAGAATCGTATGTGTTTTGTCGAAATTGATGATTTTGAGTCCGTTTTTTGTGTAAGTGATCGTTGCATCTGTCAAAATGTCTTTGATTGCAGTGATCATATTACGTATGGGTTGAATTTGAACGGTTTTAATAGTCATTACATTATTCGCTTCGTTCATTTTCAAACGCGTATAGCAAATCATGTGCGTTGTTTTTTATATTTTATTTTTGAAAAAAGATTTTTACACCCTTTTTCGTGTTTTTCTGCACGTTTTTATTTTATTACGGGTTGATCGATATCCACCCCGTTTTTTTCTTCGAAACACCATATATCCATTACTATTCGTTTTGCACTGATTCGTGGATTGATCCAATGTAATGGGAATCAATTCGCCCGTTTTTTTATGTATTTTGAATGAATGGTAATCGCATTCATTGAATGCTTTAACATAACATCTACACGATGGATATCCGCCAAGGTTTTCTAATATGAAACTGGCTCTTGGATCAAGACGAATGACTTCTCTGATAAAATATTTCATTATTCGAAAACACAAACCTTGGTTTTGATAATGATCGTCGATTTGTACCCAAAAAATATGGACATTGTAATGACCTCTTCCGTTTTCAATATTTGCTTCGACGGACCCAATTTCATTCCCGTCGTGCATTAACGTCAAACTGTATTTTGTATTGGATGATTCAAATGAATATCGATAACCTTTCTCTATCAAATCTTTTTCTATGTAGGACATTTTATATAGAATTATATAGAAAAATGAAAAAAGAAAATGGTAGAGATAGCGCCAAACTGTATCTCAATATATATCCATCACCTCGTCAAACTCTATATTGTAATCGTCACATATTTTTAGCAAACGTTTGGGGTGAAATACTACCGATGCCAGTTCTTCGCTCATTCGAGACATATTTTCTTTCATAGAAAGATAGTCTAGCTTACACAACAAATGGATGGCATTCGGATTTCTGGACAATTTTACACGGTTGACTTTATCCATATTGTTTTCCAAAAGTGCAATTGCAATTGGATTTCCGGACAACCAAAACCAACATATCTTGTCCATATTTTGTTCCAAAAGACGGATCGCTTTTAATTCGGATTACACACAAAGATTCAATTTTTTGACGGTACTAGTAGATACTATATAACTTTCACTTTGGTTTCCCTTACTAGATATCCAGCGAAATCACATTCTTATCCGATCGATTCTTCCGTCGATTCGATCGTTTCGGCAATTGCGGATTTTGCGAATTATTTCCCAAAGAAATCACGCTCACCATACTGTCGTTTTCATCGACCAAGGAAATATTGGTCGACTGCATATTGTATTGTTGGGTCGATGATGACAGCTCATTGATGGGGGTATCGCGCCTTTTCAAACCCGACAATAAACTGTCGACATCCACCGACTGAGGTCCACGCATCTCGGGACGGGGCGCATTGGATGACGCGGGGGGTAAGTTTGGCTGGAACATCGTAGAAGGCGTGGAATTCACTCGTTCGAATGGTGCCGAAATATCCACTCCACTCTCTTTAAACATTGCTCCCCGTCCCATCGATATGTCCGGACGACTGCTCGCCGCATTAGTAAAATTCATTCCAGGACGGACAGGTGCCGTCTGATTCTTCGTCTCCACGGGAGGAGGAGGTGCGCCAAACATCGTATTCACCTGCGGTTCGGGATTCATCATTGAATTGACAAACCCGAATCCAGGACTCTGTTGACTCATACTCTGGACCGTTGCATTCGTAAACATCTTCATCAACTCCGGACTCTGGCGAATCACATCGTTGAATCCGGGCGTCGCCGTAGAAAGTGCCTTGTTCGTAATATTGACCATCGCCGCACTGAATCCCAATCTCAGCAAAAGGGACAATTCGGGTGCCAATTTGCCACCCTTGTACTTCTCGTGCAACTCCGAGAAGATCTCCTCATAACTGTCAATATCCTCACTGACCTGCTCCCCCCAACCATCCAAATTCAATCCAAACGGGTCAAACACCGCATTACCATACTCGATCGAATTGATCAGAGTCATAAACCACCATCCCTGCAATTTCACACTGTCCTTCTTTCTCTTTTCCTCCATATAAGCCTCATATTCGTCCTCAATCTCTTCATAGGGCGAGTCCATCGTAAAATGCGAGTTTGACTTGATATGACCCTTCTGGTACCAATCCTCCAGTTTCTTCAACATCGCACGCTTCTTACGCCGACGATCGCGCTCCGTCATACGTGGCTCGTTGATCTTGTTCGCCGGAATTTCACCGATTTTGCTAAATCCATCCCACGTCTTGGCACTCTCAAAACTCTCGCCCGTGGCATTTCCCACCTTGGAATCCGTTGTTTCACTTGACGAATCCTTTGTAGCCTCGGTAGTTGCGGCGGATTTACTCGAAGACCCGAAATTGAACAAATTGCCTAAATTGAAACTCCGGGTCGATTCCGGCGCGGGGGAAGGCGCAGCCGTACTTTTGTCCGACAATTCATTCAACTCTTCGGCCAACTTTTCAATATCGTCTAAATTCACCGATGTACTCGACGAAGACGACTTTTGCTTGTCATTCATTAATAATTCAATTCCAGGTCCAAAATTCACAGAAGCCGGAGAAGACGAGGGAATATCATCCAGCTTCAATGAGATCGGTTCAAGATCGCTCAATCCAATATCAATGACCTCCATTTTTTGTTTGTAGTAATCAAACACATTTTATTTTTAAGTCGTCCGCGCACGTAATTAGTTTTTGTTGTTTCAAATACCAAATTCCTTGTAAAAAACAATCGGCTAAATCATCCTTCTTCGAAGTGTTCAATTGCGAAATCCAAGACTCGCCCTCTTTCGCAAACCGGTTGATTTCCAAGAATCGTTTGCAAAACTCGATACTATCCAATTTGTGTTGTTTGTACGTGTTTTTCTCAGGAGTCGGTTTTGCCGTTACCAGATGTTTCAGTTTGTTCGCCGATGAAATGAATTCGATGTGGGGCTGGGTGGGATCCATAATATAGTATTGTGCTAACATACCTTGGATGGTCTTCATTCGACTGGCGATAGTAGAGATCTGATTCTCCATAATCACGTGGGTCGAATTCTTGGCTTTCTCCATTTTATCCAACGATTTCGTCATATTTCGTCCAAGCGTAATCAGATCCATACTCCCCGCTGTCTTTTCCTTTTTCTTTTGAATGGGGACCAAGAGTTTGGCTAAAAACCATTCCTCCAAATACGCCAAACATTCCTTTTTGGTCGATTTAGGTGATGTTGTAGAAAAGGCGGAATGGCTTTGTCCAAGAAGAATGAGGTCCTCCTTGGACATTTGTTTGCGTTTTTTCCATTGATCAAAGGGCAGAATCCATTCCGATGTTTCGGCGTGTGCGGAACAGTAAAACATCCCATTCTTTTCGAACGTGGCTTTGCGCGTACAGGGTTTTGTCGGGGTTTTCTTGTTTGGTGGTTTTGAATGGCACGTACATTTGGGGGGGGTGGTAGATTTAGCGGAAGTCGAGTTTGTGTCATTCATCAAGTTGATAATCCCCCAATCGTCGATGACGATGGTGGATTGGCTTGGATCCACGACGAAAATACAATAGGCCATATTTTTGATGCCGATGTCAAAACTGATGAGTTTCATTGAAAACAGGGATACTCTATCTTTATTTTTTTTCTAATCATAAAATATATAAAATGGATAATAATCATTATAAAATTGTTCACGGTCCAGCTCCATATAATGGTAATATCAAGTATATTATTAGTAAAAACGATGAAGAACACCCAGTGATTATGTGTAATACTACATATAAATTATTTAAAGATAGCCCAGATGCAATTTTAAACTATGGAAAAACATATATTGAGAGTTTGGAACGCAAGGCTGCAGCTGATGGATTGGTTTCGTTGTCGCGACCCCGGTCACGATCGAGGTCGCGATCGAAGTCGAGAGGTGGGAAAAAAATGTCTAGAATGATACGTCGAAAATCTAGAAAATCTAGAAAATAAAGTGTAATAGTGTTAGCAAAACATTACTTTATGGTGATGTTTTACAAATAAAATAAGGGATGGGATCGTAAGGGAAACCAAGGTTTCCCTACCCTACAGCATTTCATTGACAAATTTTTGCAGAGTATCTTGGCTGATTCTCGAATCCAAATTAATGGTCGTGCCATCTTTCTCCATAACCACGGTCGGGTATCCATTCACCTTGTATTTCTGAATTCGAGGATCGTTGCCTTCCGAGCAATCCACATCCACACATCGGACCGTATAATTCTTCACCGTAGTACCATTCACCGATGCTTTGAATTTCTCCCATTCGGGTTGGGCTCGTTTGCAATGAGGACACCATTTAGCAGAGAAACAATAAACATAGGCTTCGCCAACCCGAGTGTTGCGATTGGCAATGTCCTGTTCAAAATTCTCTTGGAACAATGATTTTGCGTACCATAGATAGGAATAATATCCGGCAATCAGAAAAATGGCAAAGACAATGCAAAAGGTTATTTTTCGTCGATGCGGTTTGATCCAATCACTATACAACACTTTTATTATATTTTGAGAAGGTGCCATCCAATATATATTTCAAACACATAATAAAATACAAGAACAAACTTTTGTCTGCCAAATATATAATAGTCAAAAGAGAAATGGAAAAAATGAAAAAAGGAACATCAAAAACAGCTAAACGTCGCATTCCTAAAAAGACCTATACTCGTAAACATTACAATAGCAATGACGGTATGTTGACCACTGTATGGGGGCCCAGTGCCTGGCATTTTTTGCACACCGTTAGTTTCAATTATCCGACCCACCCCACATCCGCAGAGAAGCGCCATTATCGCGAAATGGTTTTGAATCTGAAACACGTACTTCCCTGCGGAAAATGCCGGAAAAATTTGCGGAAAAACTTTGCCAAACTCCCCCTCACCTATGCGGATATGGAAAGCCGATGTACTTTTTCGAAATACATCTATCGTTTGCACGAATTGGTCAACAAGATGTTGGGCAAAACCTCAGGGCTTTCTTATGAAGATGTCAAAGAACGATATGAGCATTTCCGGGCTAGATGTGCGTTGTCTATGAAAGAAAAGGTCGAAATCGAGCCCGAAAAATCCAAGGAAAAGGGATGTACCGAACCTCTCTTTGGTGAAAAAGCCAAGTGCGTATTGCACATTGTTCCTCAAACCAAAAAGATGGAGACTTTTCAAATGGATCAAAAATGTGTCAAAACACGATAATCCTCTTGGATTTTCGATCGAAACGTTTAGGATGGCCTGGCCTATATCCTTTTCGTGGATAAATTTATCCGCGAATAGAGATTAAACAAACACCAGACTGTACTATCAGTAGAGTGAGTGATTCGATTTGCCAGATTTCAAATCACCGGTTTTCATTGCGTGGAAGGGTGAGTCTTCTCTACTTCTAAAAAATAGGACCCATACTATATAAGATCTTTTTTATTTTAATGTATCAATCTGAATTAAATTCACAATATATAAATCTACCTCCGCATCCGTCATTGACACCTGTTTCACCTGCTGCTGCTGCTGCCACAAATGAAAAACCGGATACATCCACTTGTCACAAATGCCCCCATTGTATGAAAACAAGTTGTGATGGATGTGTCGGTAAACAATGTGGTTCGACTACTATGGGAGACGACGACAATCCTTTAGCCAAATTGAAACGGAAATCTTCGTCGTCCAAATGTGGTAAAAACGCAAACGCAACTCTGTCGACTCGTATACCTTTTTGGACGGAAAATCCCAATGTCCTCTTTGATCCCAAGTACGCTTTTGAATTCTTCCCCAGTGACGGAATGACCTTTGAGCAAAAGCTCAATGCGATTACACGTATGGTCTTGGTTTTGACAGTGATCAGTTTTGTGTATACGCAAAAGTCGCGCATTTTGTATATTTCCGGGATAACTCTTTTAGCCATTTTTCTCCTCTTTTTCTCCCAATCCGAATCGGCCTTGCAAAAGGGAAAGGGTCGAAGGGAAGGAATGACTTCTTTCGCACCCGATCCGAACTTGCCTCCTCAAGGTGACTATCACAAAAAACCCGTCCCACCCACTGTGTTTGACAAACCCACCCCCGAAAACCCCCTATCCAATGTACTCTTGACTGACTATGACTACAATCCAAAAAGGCCGCCCGCTATGCCCGCCTTTACAAAAGAGGGGAAAAACGCCATTTTAGATCAAGCCAAACAAATGGTCATCAAAAACAATCCGGGCCAACCCGACATTGCCGAAAAATTGTTCACCGATTTAGGTGATCAAATGGTCTTTGAAGAATCCCTCCAGCCCTTTTATTCCAATGCATCGACCACCATTCCCAATGACCAAGCCGCCTTTGCCGACTTTTGCTATGGATCGATGATTTCCGCCAAAGAAGGAAATATGCAAGCTCTTGGACGAAGCAATCCTCCCCGACATACGATGAGATGATAGGTAATCGCGTAATAATTATTTTCAAAGAATAAGATATATAATATCTTATTATTGTAAATGAACCGTAATCAGAACTATACATTTTACCATTTAGACAGAATTGAAAATGATCCTACAACCGAAACACAGCATACTATTCAAAACACTCGCTTTGCCAATTATAATATTACCAATGTTTTCGGCGAAACTCCCACGCAATCGATCCAATTCGCCACTTCCCAGCCCGCCATTTTTCCAAACAGCCAATCGCACGGTAACGGTTTAGGCGCTGCCAACATTGACGCCGACTCGATGCTTTTACTCAAAACCGACCAACAGCGCGCACTCGGAAGACTGAATCTTGTCCAACGCCCCTTTGTGGCCGTTCCCTATTTAGGCCGTGGTGCTGGAGATACTACTCTTGAGTTGCAATTACAGCAGGGCGAAATCGCCACCGATCGCAAAAGTGTCAGCACCGTAATGTCCCAGAGTTTTATGGGCCACACGTTTTACCCCACCACGCCCGAGATGGAGGAACGGGTGACCGATTCGCGCAATACAGTGGAGGAGAGTGCATTAGACGGATGGGTGCGCGGAGGTTCCCTCACACGATAAATAAATACCGTCTTGTCTATGACTACATTTTGCAAAATGTAGTGATGATAACATCACATCGCTTCTTCCGACAAACGCATATATCCGCGCGTCGTCTTTTGTTTGACCACCTTTTTCACCGTGTTCGGT